CTGGCGAGTATGACACGGACACAAGCGCGGCAGACTCAAACGAGGTACCAGTAACTCGAAAGGGCGTGTTGCTTGATCTTGGATCAAATGGTGTAACCCATATTCGCGGGAATCTAGTTGAGGTTTCCGACAAGCAGTTGTTGCTAGACGCTCAAGCAGGCGTGGCCCTAGAAGATTTGTTCACGGCTAACAGCAAAGAATATCAAGTGGTTTCGATAGGCGAGTTAAACCCCGCTGGAACTTTGGTTATGTACGACCTTCATGTGAGGGCTAGCTAATGTCCTTTACATCAGAATTAGACAAGTGGTGCAAGGTTACTAAGCCTAACCATTTAATGGACACAGTGCGAAAGGCCATCATGGAGATAGGCACAAGAGTCGTTTACCGCTCACCTGTCGGCAATCCCTCCCTATGGCAAGAAGGTTTCAGAGAGACGGCTACAGGTCTTGGATGGGTCGGCGCTGGATACACAGGCGGCAGATTTAGAGCTAATTGGCAGTATGGTTTTGGCGTTGCTCCAGATGGAGACATTGACGAAATTGATAAGTCGGGCGCTGAGACTATTGGCAAAATAAACAACTCCGTCATGGTCACCGATGTGATTGGAATTAACTATCTTGTCAACAATCAACCCTACGGCGAAAGACTTGAAAACGGCTACAGCAAACAAGCACCTCAAGGCATGGTGGGACTCGTGGAATTAGAGTTCCCAGAGATTATGCAGAAGGCCCAATTATGAGCATAGCCCTAATCAGGAGGGCTTTAGAGTCTGAGCTAAAAGCAGTCAGCCCAACTTTTAATACAGCATGGGAGAACGTTAGTTTTAAGCCTCCTAATTCATCAACGCCTTATCAAGAAGTAAACATATTATTTGCCCGACCTTTCAATGCAGAGGTCGCACCTAACCATCAAGAACTAGGCTACATGCAGGTAAAACTCATGTACCCATTGAAGAAAGGAACGGCAGCAGTATCAACAAGAGCTGAGCTTTTGCGTTCGACTTTTACCAGAGGTAATTCGTTCACTAACGGCGGTGTCACAGTGAACATAACAGACACGCCAGAAGTTTTACCTGGCATTGTCGATGATGGCCGATTTGCCATTATTGTAAAAATCAGATTTCGATCATTTATTCCAAATTAACGAGGGCTAGACCATGACAATTGCTCAGAAGATTTCAAAACAGACCGTGATGCGGGTTCAGACTGGACTAGGTGTCGCTGGCTCAGCTACCGGCCAAGTCCTTCGCAGAACCTCAAGCACGTTCAGTGCTACGCGCGATATGTACAGCAGCAACGAGGTTGTATCGCATCATCAATCAACTGGTGACAGCTACGGACTAAAGAAGACTAGCGGCAGTATTGCTGGCGAGCTTTCAGCATCGACTTACCAGATCCCTATTGAGGCGATTCTTGAATCTGACTTTGCGGCTGTTAGTGCTTACAACTCCGGCACCGATACTGTTCCAGACGCATCAGGTACGTTTACCGATGCTTCAGGCGGCTATTTAAGCGCAGGTCTAAAGGTTGGCATGGTTGGACGCTGGACGGGATGGGATACACCTAGTGCGGCCAACAACGCTAAGAACTTTTGGATTACCGGATTGACAGCAACGGTAATGACAGGCGTTTTCCTTAATGGGACTTCTGTAGTAACAGACACAGCGACCGACGATGTGACTTTCACGGTAGTGGGCAAGGTGTGTCTTCCTCCATTGACTTCGCATACTAAAAACTATCTTCAGGTTGAAGAGTATTACGGCGATCTGACCGACTCTGACCTATTCACAGATGTTGTGTGTAGCTCAGTTGAGTTTGCGCTACCGGCTTCAGGTAATGCCACGTTCTCAAGCTCGTATGTAGGGCTTACGCGCGTCTTATCTGGTACTCAGGTAATGGGTTCTCCTACCGCTGAAACCGAAACCGGCATCATGTCAGCCATCAATGGTGCCATCTATGTCAATGGAGTGGCAACACTGATTAGCGGCTTGACTATCTCTATCAGTAACAGTGCGACCCAGACCTCAGCAGAGATAGGTAGCAACTCGGCCAGCGACATCTCTAGAAGCGTAATCACTGTTTCCGGCTCGTTCACGTCGATGCTGCGCGATCAGACTATTTCGGCACTGTACGACGCCGAGACTGAGGTAAGTATTATCTGCGCGGTAGCTGCTGACGAAACGGCAACGGCTGATTTTGTGGCATTTACTTTAGGCAAGGTAAAGATCACCGGCGATGCTCCTGATGATAGTGACGCGGTAATGCGTACCTACCCATTCACAGCTCGAATCAATCACGATGGCGGTTCTGCTTTAGCGTTTGATGAAACTATTTTAACCATTCAAGACAGTGCTGCTTCATAGAGCTAAGTCTTAACCTCGCACCCTGCCTCTGTCGGCCCCTCTCTCGGGGGGAAGGCGGGGGTAAGAGCAACACCCGAGAAAGGAATAAACCATGAGTAAGAAAAGCGTAAGTCTTGCCTCACTTGATGCATCAGCACTAGGTGACACACCCTTTGAATTTGAATACCTAACTCAGAAGGGCGAAGGTACTGGCGTCTTCTTTTCAGTGCTTGGTTCTGAGACTGAGACAGTCACTAAAATTGTCAATGAAATGGTTAATGATCGACGCAGAAAAGAGTCAGTTGCGAAGATGAATAACCAATTCAGAAACAAGAACAGCGCTGAATACGAAACCATTGAGAGCGATGTTGAATTTGGACAGAGACTATCTGCTGCTCGATTAGTTGGATGGCGCGGTATAGAGGATGCGTTCTCACCAGAAAATGCTTTAAAGCTATGCAAGTCCAATCGAGACATAGCGGCGCAAATCACCCAAAAGTCAGATGATACTGCAAATTTTTTGAAGCTCTAATTTGTGAGCTGGAACAATACGCAAAGTCGGAGCTTGAATTAAATAAGGCGCAGGATGACGGGGTAAGCCTCCGAGAGCATTTAATGAATCTCTGGAGGCAGTCCGGCGAGAAGCCTGAACTGTTACAGCAAGCAGTTCCTATACCAACAACGGGCGCTGATGTTTGGGGCCACTTTTGCCAACTATCAAGCGAACGAAGCGAGGGGAGAATCACCTCTGGCATGATGCGAGATTATGAGTGGTCCGAGGGAATCACTCTGGAGTTGTGGCAACGCAAAGCAATAAAACGTCTTGATACTGTATTAATGAAATCAAAGGATAAATCAAGTGACTGAATCCACGCTAAAAATTAAGGTCGATTCGACAGACGTTAAGACCGGCACAAAGTCACTTGATGATCTAGCAAAGAGCGGCAAGGACGCCGACAAGTCAACCAAAGAACTTACTTCCTCATCTGATATTCTAGCCAACTCCGTAAAGGCTCTGGCGGCTTCCTACGCTGTTTTAAAGGTTGTTCAGTATGCTAGAGAGGCGGCAATGCTTAGTGCTCGCTATGAGACTCTAGGCGTATCAATGAGGATAGTGGGTAACAACGCAGGTTACACCTCTAAAGAGATGGAAGCGGCTGCTAAGACAATGCAGGCTACTGGTATTTCCATGCTTGAATCTCGCAACCAGGCGGTGAGATTAGTGCAGGCACATATAGACCTCTCTAACGCCTCAAAGCTAGCGCGTATAGCTCAAGATGCGGCTGTAATTGGCAACATCAATTCTTCAGAAGCATTCGCAAAACTAATTCACGGCATCCAAACTGGTCAGACTGAGGTTCTAAAAACTATCGGCTTGAATATCAGTATGGAGAACTCGTACAAGATACTAGCCGAAGAGCTTGGGGTCACTGTCAGTTCCTTAGATCAAACCCAAAAGACTACCGCGATTCTTAACGCTGTCTTTGAGCGTGGATCAGATATAGCGGGAACGTATGAGGCGTCAATGGGTACTGCCGGTAAGCAGATCAATTCACTTGCCAGATACCAAGAAAACCTCAAATTAAAACTAGGCGAGACATTTGACGAACTATTGATCGTTGCCGTCATGGGCTTCACCACTTCAATCAAAGACGCGAACGGTGCTGTTGATGACTTGGCTGCCGAAGATCAGCTTAAGGAGTGGGGCCGCTCAATTACTGACACCTTCGCTTTTATAGCTGACTCAGGTGCAGGTGCTGCTGGTGTATTTAAATTAGTGGGTACGGCGATTGCCGCTAACATCGGCATGACAAAAGCGTTATTAACGGGCGATATGGAAGCCTTCGATGCTATCGCCAATGCCTATGACGCTGATCTGCAAACAATTATAGATTCAACCCATACCTTCCGTGACGCCTTGGAAGAAACCAGATCAAACATGGCCGACAGCAAAGCCGCCGAAGACCTTAAACAAGTAAACAAAGACCTTGAGGCTTCAATAAGATCAACCGCTGACGCCATGAAATCCTCTTGGGAAGAGGGCATGATTAACGCGGGGGTTATCGAAGTAATCTCTGAGAAATTAAGGGATTACATTGCTGATTTAGAGAACGAGCAAACAGCCCTTAAAATGAGCACGCGCGATCAGGCAATGTATAACGCCGAACTTGATGCGCTTGCCTATGGTGCTGGGCCTAAAGCCGTACAGACGGTAAGAGAGCTAGCAGGAGAAAATTATGACCTAGCAGAGGCCACTAAAGCGGCTGAGAGGGCACTGAATGACGCGGCCAGAGCAAGCGAGCGCGCACATAGGCAGATGCAACAAGATTTCTCACGCAGCATGGATAGATTTGGCAGCAGCTTTGCCGATTTAGTTCTTGAGGGTGACAACGCATTTGATGCGCTGGCTAAATCTTGGGAGCGCATGCTTATCGAAATGGCCGGTCAGGAGATATTCAAAACCCTGCTAGGCGATAGTCCGACTTTCAACATCAACGGTAGCAGCGGGTCTGCTGTAAATACAGCCGCGAGCGGAGTAACCAACAGTCTTATCAGTGGCGCTGGCAGCGGCATAGCGTCTGCTGCCTTGGCTGGCCTTGCTTTTGAAGCGGCCCAAGCAGGATCTTTATTTAGTTCTGCTGTTTCTGGTATCACAGGCGTTAATTCGATGGTGGCACCGAGCACGGCAGCCGGAGGGCTAGGCTCGGGCATTACTGGCGCAATAGCCGCGATACCAGGGTGGGGCTGGGCAATAATAGCCGCAGGCGCTGCTGCTGCAATATTCAATAATGACGATGGCAAGAAGCGAGAAAATGCAGGATTCTTTGTCAACGATACCCCCGGTGCCGCAGGAGACTCAAGAGCATTCGACGTAGATCCTTTTGCTTCTGGATTGGCTGTGACGGGTTTTGCCCGTAGAGCTAGCCAAGAGTCTGCAATAGAGGTCATTGATACGTTTAGAGACCTAGATTTTGCATTTGTCGAAATGGTGGCTACCCTTAACGGCGCAATTGATCTTACCAACAAAGGGCTTAATGGATTAGACGAAGAGGCGACGGCGGGGAGTCAGGGTACTTTCTTGGGCCTTGGTGGTAACGGCGGTCTTGGTGGCGACATACCGGCTCAGATTAACTCCTATATAAGCCAGCTTGTGGACAACACAACCGGCCTAGATGCTTCGCTACTTCAAGCAATTCAATCTGCCTCAGACGCCGACGAAGTATTCGCGTTGCTCGCAGATGAGATAGCCAAAAGAGCCGAGGCTGATGCCATTGCCTTGCCCATCCTAAAAGAGAAGAACAAATTACAAGATGAGCTTGACGCTTTAACAATGACGCGAATTGAACTCATAGCAAAAGAGCGCGACACGCTAGACGAAACAAATCAGGCAATATTCGATAGCATTGTTGCTATTGAGAATCTAGGCATAGCATTAGAGGCACAGCTTACTCTAGATGGCGCTCTAGCCGATGCTATGTCAGCTCTAAGGGCTGTTGGCGACGAACTTAGATACCTGCAAGAGAATTCGTTAAGTGCCGCTGATGACGTTGAGAGAGCCCAGCAAAGGATTACCGATTTAAACCGTCAATCTGCTGACAGCATGAGAGCTTTCGCTAAAACCATAGATGACTTTCTAGTTACTCTAAGTCCGGCTTCTTACGGTCAGAATTTAGAGGGCTTGAAAGCTCAACTAACCCAAACCGCAAGCCTTGCCGCAGGCGGTGATTTAGATGCTCAGTCTCAATTAATATCACAAGCCCAAGGTGTGGTTCGGTCGGCCGAATCTAGCAGTGCTACTCGTGCAGACTTCTTTAGACAAGAAGCCTTTGTGCGAACAACCTTATTAGGGGTGCGCGATGCTATCGGGCCAGACCCTCTAGACCCAGAAGCCGAGCCGGTTAAAAGCCCAATAGAGATAGCCGAGGAACAACTAAAATCAGCCTTGGCCGTTCAAGAATTGGCTGATGCAGCTTATGAGGCGGGCAAGGCGCTCACCTTAAATTTATCCTTTGGTGATGAAGACCCATTGCAACCACTAATGGACACTTTGGAACAGCTTGCGGTTGCTAATACTAATTACATAACAGCACTTGGAGAGCTAGAGGAAGCGAATTCAAACGCAGGCATAGGAGTTGACAACCTTACTGGTATGTTAGGTCTGACTGAAACCGAAGCGATGCTTTTAGCTACCTCTCTCGGGCTAACTGGGCAGGCTGCTCTTGATTTCGTTGCAATGATGGGCGAACCGCTTTTTGTTAATACTAACGCTGAGCTACTAGATAATATTGCCAGCATGTTCGCTGGTGCCGGAGGAATGATTGGCGCTGAAATAACAGCTCTGCTTTCTCTGGTAAGCGCAGCGGTTGGAATTGCCAATGCTTCAACAGCCGCAGCCGCAGCAGCCGCAGCCGCCGCAGCATCTCAAGCAGCCGCAGCAGCAGCAGCTCAAGCGGCATCGGTCATAACCATTAGCGGTGGAGCTGCCGCAAACGATAGCGGCATGGGTCCAATTGGCAACGCTGGCTTCGATATTTTGAGAGGCATTAAGGTTGATAACGATTACACAGAAAGCGAGATTTTTAGCGTGATTGGCGGCTTGAATTCAGGGGCTTTTAATGTAGGCCAGATCGGAGCACATTTTGGAATATCCACAGATGAAGTCAGCAGATTGCTGGCCGCAGGAAACCAGATGCAAGGGTTTGCAAACGGCGGCATGTTTGGTGGCGGGCTGAGATTAGTTGGCGAGAACGGGCCAGAAATTGAGGCAACAGGCCCATCACGAATATACAGCAACAGCCAAACCAAGGACATGCTGAAGCAAGACAATTCCGAGCTAGTAGCAGAGCTTAGGGCTTTAAGAATAGAGCTATCCAGATTGCAGGGCTCAACCGATGTAACAGCAAGTGCAACAGCACGAACTAATCAGCTACTTGAGCAAATAACATTCGGTGAAATGTCACTACAAACAAGGGCGGCATAATGAGAGCGACACCACCACTTTTTATAGATGCGGCCAAGCTAACAACTCCGGCCGTTGCTGAGCCTTACGATCCAGATGCTTACAACGCTGGGACCACTTACGCCTTTGGTGCAATCGTAAAAGTTGCCGCCGACTTTGCAATTTATGAGTCTTTGGAAGGATCTAACACAGGCAACACCCCCAAGAGTTCTAACTACCAATGGCGCAAGATTGGGGCAACTGAAACAGCTTACAATCCGGCAACGACTGACTACGCTTTAGGTGCTACATGTTCCGCTAATCATCGCGTCTATGAGTCATTAGTCTTGCAGAGTGCATCCAATCCTCTTCCTGTCCTCCCTGCGATTGCTACGGCGTTTTGGCTCGATATTGGTCCAACTATGCGCTATGCAATGTTTGACCTGTCAAGGAACACTCAGACAGTCGCACCATCGCCAATGACCACAGTTATCACGCCTGGAGAGAGAATCAACACCATAGGCTTGGTGGGCATGGTAGGAAATAGCGTATCAATCAAAGTTACATCCTCAAGCGTTGGCGGCACGATTTACCCCTTGGCTTATGACGCAACAAAGACCTACAACAAGAATGACTGCATGACGGTATCTCTCGGGACTATCTACAAGGCAAAGCTCGATGGGACAGTAGGTCAGGCGGCTCCAAATGCTACCTATTGGGACGTTGTGGCCGGTGCGATATTTGACCTCAACACTAGAGAAGTTTTTGATGCCTATTCCTACGCATTCACACCATTCTCAACGCGACCGACTAAGGTTGTAATTGATATCCCTCCTGTGACTGATTGCGTGGTGACAGTTGTTCTAACTGCCACAGATGGCAATACAAAGATGGGAGGCATTGTAATTGGGAGAAACTACTTTTTAGGCAAGCTATTGAAGCCTGCTAGAAATTTAGGCATCAGCTTCTCAACAGTTGACCGCGACTTATTCGGCAATGCAAACCTAGTTAAAAGAAAGATGCTTCCTAAATTGACAGGGACATTACTGCTCAATAGCTCGCTTGTGGACTCTGTTATCAAAGCCAGATCAATCCTTGATGCTGAGCCAGCGTTATACACAGGCATTGACTCCGATGGAGATTGGACTGACGCGGTAACAATCCTTGGAGTACATCAACAATTCGATATTGAAACCACAGACGGTGACGAGGCGCGTGTTGCCTTTTCAGCAGAGGAAATATAGTAATGACTATTCCAGTAATTAGCCAAGTTCCAAACAGCATAACTTCACCCTCTACTTTCAACTCGGATATGGACTCTTTTTTATCTGAGTTGCCCTCAATAATTGAGGCAATGAATACGGACAACCCAGCAGCAGTAGCCGCGGGAACGGCTTCGGTTGCGTCTGCTGCTGCTGCTGCTGCAAGTGTTACTGCTGCTGCTGCCAGTGTTATTGCTGCCGATGCAACGGCTAACGCAGTCTTATGGGTTAGCGCCGGAAGCTACACTGCGGGGCAGAATCGGTACTCGCCCATTAACTATCTTACTTATCGGGCAATTACAACGCATAGTGGAGAGACTACTGATCCAAGTTTGGATGCGACTAATTGGACGGCGGTTTTTCCTTCAAGTTCTGCAATAGGCGACACACTAACAACAGCGGTTGCTCTATCCGCTCCGGAATGGTTGCCAAGTGATGGTGCTGTATATTTGCAATCAAGTTATCCCGACCTTTTTGGATTGTTAGGTTTACTAAAGTTTAATCCTCCTGAAAAACTATCTAATCCAGCAGCTTTGCCAACTGGTACTGGCTACGGAGCAGCTTTTTCAACAGATGGAACATATTTAGCTGTGGCACATTCGACTTCTCCTTTTCTTACTATTTACAAGCGGGCTGGAGACGTTTTTACTAAACTAGCTAATCCAGCAGCTTTGCCAGCTGGCGCTGGCAGCGGAGC